TTGTAGCAGTAGGTCCACCAGTGTCCATACCGTTTTGCGTACCTCCCGACCAACAACTCTCTGTTATTAACCATAGTTTTGCTGTACCTGATGTTGAAGATGCAGGATCATCTGAATATGTTGCAAGCATAGTGTGCCCTCCAGATTCTTGTACCCAAACTACATAACTATCATCGACTCCTTGAAATTGATATCCCTTTGATTCTGTTTCTGATGTCGAATGATCTATATCCCCATTATCCCACATAACAACTGCAGGAGCTCCAGAACTAGTATGTTTCAAAGGACAGTAAATATATTGAGTAGAATTTCCAACATATAAATTTGATCCCGCATAAGTAGCTGGATCCCAAGTACCACTTGATACTAAATCAAAAAAATGTCCAGAAGTTACAGTCGTAAAAGTAGGAGTGCTACTTAAGTTATTGATCATTGTATAGTCGCCATTGTTCTTTTCAAACATGAGACCTTCACTTGCACTAACTGCAACCGCTCCTCCATCATAACTAGTTCCTCGACCACTTAAGAGATTGTTACTAATTACCTGTCCCGTGCTGTCAAAAGCTCCGTTTGGTCTATAAGCATAGTCATTATCATAAAATCTTGTTCTGCCGCTGCCGCTATCATAATTGAATGAACTAGTCAAAGGAAGTTGATACTGATGTTGAGTACTAGTTTGATAAGAGTCTCCGTCTTGTGCAAATTTATCCAAAGCGTAATATCTAGTAGTAGTTAAATTGTTTGCAGTACGTCTATATCCTACATCATTACTAAAATAACTAAAAGCACCGTTACCAAACGTTGTATCAAGGGTAGTGTCAGGAGCACTGCTTGGATCCGAAGTTTGAATAGCAATATAAGTATCCGATGCATTAGCAATAGATATACTTATAACTGCTTGTTTTCCTGTAGGGACTGTATATATTGTTTCTGCCAGTCCTGCTGTTAGATTTACTGATTCTCTTATAATTGCCATTGTTTATCACCCTTATGAATTAGCCAAAAAATATACTTTGGATTCACTTACTCCTCCACTACTTATACCAGTGAGTGCAGAGCCGTCCCCTGAAAAAGAGTTTGCTGTTACTGTTCCTGAAAAATAGGCGTCTTTGAAGCTATTTGATGAAGTGCCTAAATCTGCCCCACCATTGACAGAGGTTCCGCTTGAATCACAAGGAATTAAAAGAGCGGTAGAACCATCAATTCCAATTTTTATACCGCCAAGACTTGACCGAACAAAATATGGCTGTGTGCCACTACCAGCAACACCAATACTAGCGACTGATGTGCCGTCCTTGTAAAAAGCTGCAATGTTGCCGTCTGTGCCATAACGATTAAGAAGTAAACTTACGTTATTAGCTCTTGCTGTTTGAATATTTCCGTTTGCACCATCAAGCTTTAATCCTGTAACAGAAGCTTGGTTATATACATTCCCTACGGTCTGACCAATAAGCAAGTTGCGAGAGGAGTCAATGCGCATGGCTTCTGAGCCATTGTTATAGAAAGCCATTACCCCGTTTTCACGATTATTTATATAGATATTTGTTCCGCTAAAATTTAATTCAAAACCTTGATTAACGGTGCTTCCAGATGTGCTATTTGTTAAACGTAACTGTGCGTAATCAGTTCCAGAATCGTGAACTTGTAAAACTGTTGCTCCGCCTAAGCCAACAGGACTATCAGTACCAATACCAACATTGCCACTGCTGTCAATGCGCATGGCTTCAGTAATGCCAGAACCCTGATTCGTTTTGAAAATAAGTTCGCCTGCACTGGCAGAAGCACCTCTATAACCAGTTATACCTGCTAATCCCGCCGCCTCACCTGAAGCTCCACCAAATAACAGAGATTGTTTTTCAGCGTTGTTAGTTGCATCTGAATCAACAATAGCAACATCGCCGTCTACAAAATGTCCAAGATACTGAGGACTCGTAGTACCAATACCGACATTGCCAGAGGTGTCTATAGCTAGTTTCGTATTTGCAGAACTTGTACCATTATATAAAATGCCAAATGCGCCACCAGTAAACTGCGTCAAATACCAAGGGTTATTTCCTACTTCCTGTAAAACAAACGCAGCATTACCTATGCCAGAACCTCGTGATGCTACAGCACCATAAGCATCTACTAAATACGCAGGACTCGTAGTGCCAATACCGACATTGCCGCTGCTGTCAATGCGCATGGCTTCTGATAGATCAACCCTAAAGCGCATATAAGAATTTGCACCAGTGTTGGTTCTATCAGCATCAAGAGTTAAGTTATCATCGGCCGACCATATTGCATTAACGTGTGTACTATCTGCAAGTTCAAGAACTGCACCACTTGACCCTTGAATAGAAACGACTTTATAGCCACTAAAGCCACTTATATTTGGACTATCAGTGCCAATACCTACACTGCCTCCCGCCTCAATACGTAAACGTTCTGTTCCATTGGTTGTAAATGTAAAATCATCTCCTGTTCCTACATTTTGAAAATCAATAACACTTGATGTTGTGTTATTAATTACTACTTGAGCATCAGCACCTTGAAATCTGGCTATCTCTCCATTGGCAGCGGTATCTACATGGAAGGCAGTGGAAGGACTCGTAGTACCAATGCCAAATTTTTCAGCACTAGCGTCCCAGAAGAGTTTAGCAGTCGTACCTGTGTCTTCATAGAAAGAGATATCGCCGTTAGGGTCAAATTTCGCTAAATTTTGGTTTCCATTAGAAATTAAAACATACTGCAAAGAACCATTGTCCCATGCTTGAAAGACTCTGTTTCCATTTGCCTCAAGAAGAAGGTCATCGGTTGCGCTAATTGTTAAATCATTTGCTGATTCAGTAATAGTGCTTGAGCCAATCGTCAGCCCATCCACTGTGACTGTGCCTGTAAAGGTCGGTGAAGAAAGTGCAGCTTTCGCGTCTATTTGAGTCTGAATAGCACTTGTTACTCCGTCAACATAATTCAGCTCAGCAGTGGTCGCAGTAACTCCATCTAAAAGATTGAGTTCTGTTCCAGTTGCTGTAACCCCGTCGAGTGCATTAATTACTGCTGCACTGTCGGCTATGTCTCTTGGTTTGCCCATCTTATTCTCCTGGCTCAGTAGGCCAAACTACTGAGTTTGGAAACCCCTCTTGAGTTGTTATATCTCTTAATGCTTGTCGGTAGGTTGCCCATTCAGTTGACATTGTTAAGTCGCTAGAGGCTCTCCAATCTGTAGCAGCTAGTTTTTCATCTCGCTCTTCTCTGACTTGAGCGGCCGCTCTGTCATCTGCACCTGCTGCGTGGGCAGCATTTCTCTCTTCAATTTCTAAAACTTCTTGGTCGGTAGCTTGTCTCTCTATACCGTTTATTACGACTGAATATTGACTCATGATGCTTTAATCCCATATAGCTTAAACTGGCCCATAATTCCATCATACCCAGGATAACCTCCGGAAAGAGAAAATCTAAAGCCTGTAATTGTGTTAGTATTAGATGAGTGCGCAGCAGTTGAGTAAAAGGGAGGCGATTGCTGAGTATTGTTAAATCTTATAGAAACACTTTTTTCGTTGATGCTAGTAGACTCAGGATTTAATATGTACACGTACCCATTAAAACGATTATTGTTTGTGATATCTGGGAAAATTACTCCACCAGTAGCACTTGTGTAACTTGTTGAATTGTAACTGGCGGCAGCACTGGTATACCCGCTTGTCAATGCTGTTGGAGTTGTTCCATACATTGTATAACCGCTAAGAGTTGGGCTTGCGCCTGATGCCCTCTTATTTGTTAGTCCACTAAACTGAATTACATATGCGCTGTAGCCTGAGCTTCCTACCCAAGTAAAGTCAACAGTATAAGAACCTGATGAGCTTGCACTAGAAATATATTCCCAAGCACCACCACCACCAGCATCAGCAAACGTAGCGTTACCAGAGCCATCAGTTGTTAATACCTGTCCACTTGTACCGTCTGTTCCTGTATAGGTTACTGCGTTAACTTTAGCAGTACCTGATAGATAGAGGTCTTTGAAGCGACGACTTGATATTCCCAAATCAGCGTCAGCATCTACATTAGGATAAAACTGTGCAGAACTCCATTTATAATATACTGTGCCTGCTCTAGCTAAACCACCATCTGCTGTGCTGTTAAAATATACTGCCGTACCATCATTAAAAATACTACCGACTGTTGTGCCTGCTTTGCGAAACTGAGCAATAGTGCCATCACTAGCTGTACGGTTTAAAACTAAAGAAGTACCCGAAGAACTGTGATGGGTTTGTCCAGATGATTGGAGCGAAGAACCTACACTTGTGCTAAAAGAAACATCAGGGTCAGTAGTCCCCACAAGCAAGTTGCCGCTGCTGTCTATGCGCATTGCTTCGGAGGCGTTAGTACCGAATACCATGTAGTTTCCTGCATGGCTATAGTAGATTTGTCCTCGGTAAGCGTCAGCACCAGATGTTCCATCCGCAAAGTGAATAGAACCATCATTACTTGTTCCAGCAACAATAGTTAAGCCGTTGCTTCCAGTAGAGCCAATAACAAGGTTGTCAGCAACAGCATTGTAAGAAGATGGCGCGGTATTCCCAATACCGACATTGCCAGAGGAGTCAATGCGTAGGCGTTCTGTGTTGTTAGTGCCAAACAGCATACTGCCGTTAGCCTGATTGTACAGATACGTTGTAGAATAACCTTGAGTCAACGAGCCTGTTGTAGCTCCGTCAGTAACAGCAATGCCGCTATACGCTCCACCACTATCTACTGTTAAACCAACATCCACGCCGCCAAACTGTCCGACAGTGGTAGTACCAATACCGACATTGCCACTGGAGTCAATGCGCATCTGTTCAGAGCCATCCAAAACAACAACCAAGTCCGAACCGCTTTGCACATTTCCTGCGTCAATCTTAAACTGCACCTCACCTGAAGAAGTGCCTACAATTTCGTGATACAGGCCAGATACATCGCTGTCTTCAAGCCGAATTGCTGGAACAGATGATTTTGTATGAATGATGCGTTGAGGACTCGTAGTACCAATACCAACACGATTATTAACAGAGTCAACATACAAAGTATCACCATCAACAGTCAGCCCATCAGCAGTGACTGTGCCTGTGAAGGTTGGAGAAGATGTCGGCGCTTTAGAGTCTATTTGAGTCTGAATAGCGCTCGTTACTCCATCAACATAATTAAGTTCAGCAGCGGTAGCAGTTATTCCATCTATTTCAGTCGTAGAAATAACTCCATCTGATAAAATACTACCAGAAGCTAAAATATCTGCTAAATCACGTGCCTTACTCATTAAGCTTCTCCGTTACTTACCAGGGTACTCCTGTAGTAGATACAGGTGCTTTGTCGGCTTCAATCTTTGCTGTCAGTGAGGCTTCAGTAGCTTCTTTGTCTACAGAAGCCCATACCCAATTAAGCACATTGGCTTCGGTTAAATCAGCATAGGCTATAAAACCTTCTGCAGAAACATCGGGATTAAATCCACAAGTACCGTAAGCAGAAGCTCTATAAGTTACAGCATCCTCTTCAGCACCTACTGTTTCTTCTGCATCTACACGCCAATGAGCTGTGGTAACCCCACCATCTGCTGTATTTGATTCAAGTGTTAAAATTGTCCAATTCATTTTTACTCCGGTTCTGTTGGCCAAGTAATCGTATATGGGAATCCTGGCTGCTGTGGCACATCTCTTAATGCCTGTCTATATGTAATCCACTCTTCTTTATTTGGCAGAGAAACACTTGATAATTCTATCCAATCTGACTTTTTTAGTTCGTGTGTTCTTTTTTCTCTACACATTTGAGAATCTACTGCTAACATTTCTTCGCTATCCATTTCTAACACTGTAATAGTGCCGTCTTCATTTACTACATTATATGATGCCATTATGACACTCCGTATACTGTTATATCACCAGTAAAGTTAAAACTGTTATTGCCTGGTAATCCTACTTGAATAGAGCTAATAGTTGAAGTTCCAAAACTATTTCTATTTATTGAGTAAGACCCTACCATACCTCCATAAGCTCCTCCACCACTTGCTACGTGTATTAAAGGGTCTTTTTCATAAGTGGCTCCGGTATTATTTCTACCTTGAAGAAGTATTTGAATATGTGCTCCATCTGAATTTGTACTTACTTTGCCAATAGGAACTCCATAATATCCATTCAAAGATTGCCACACGCCGTAATCTGTGTCTCCATAAGATCCTGTATAATAGCCA